CTCTAAAAATTCCCCGGAGGAGTTAATCAGAGACTTCTTTCTATACTTTTTCGCGGAGCTCTCTTTGTTTACCCTCGTCCAGTCAACAGTTTATCTTGCCATTCTCGACTTTCTCATTTCTCCAGGTCTCCTTTCAAGAGTAGTTACACTCCAAAGCCTTTCAAAACTGTTAAAAACTTAGAGAGTTCCGCGAAGAAGTATAGGAAAACTCATAAAAAGTATATTTAAAAAGGAGAAACAATCATGGCAAAACGAGAAAAGTCTATTGGAATTTCTAAGCGGACTGCTCCTCCAGCTCGATCTCTTGAAAATCGTGAGAATCAGCTTATCGAAAAAGCTTATGCTCTTGTGGAAGAACGTATGAACAACGGTACAGCATCTGCTCAAGAGATAGTACATTTTCTTAAGATGGGCGCTGCTAAATCTCAGTTGGAAAAAGAGAAACTTGAAGCAGAAGTTCAGCTTCTTGCTTCTAAGAAAGAGATTATTGATGCTAATAAACAAAGTAGTGAAGCATATACTGAAGCATTAGCAGCTTTTAGATCTTATAACGGAAGTTCTGATGAATAAGGTAAAAACCTATCATGAGATGATCGAGTTTCCGACATTAAAGGAACGTTTTGAGTATCTTAGACTATTCGGGCATGTTGGCGAAGATACATTCGGTTTTAATAGATACATTAACCAAGCTTTCTATACAAGTAGACGATGGCGATCTATACGTTCAGAAGTCATAATTCGAGATGGGGCGTGCAATCTTGCTCATCCAGATTATCCATTATTTGGGCGAGTTCACATACACCATATTAATCCAGTATCGATCGAAATGTTTGAAAACGAAGATCCACTATTGTTTGATTTAGATAATCTTGTGTGTACCGATGAACAAATGCACAGAGCTATTCATTACGGCGATGAATCTTTAATTCCGCAAGATTACAAACCGCGATTTCCAGGAGATACGAAATTGTGGTGAGGCAAAAATACTAATTAATAAAAACTAAACATCGATCTAATTTTAGTTTAGCTATGTAAGGATGGGTTGCCATGTCTTGGACTCGAGTACCGATTGTTAATTGCAAATCGGCATCAATTCGACGAGTTCCATGGATTCCTTTATGTAAAGATGATATTGTTGGAATCCGTGACGGTCCTGAAAAGAAAATCGATACTGTCAATTCCGGCGATCTTGTCGAGATTGATGTTGGTCAGTTTTGTTATGATTGGACAGATCGAAAATTTTATAAAGTTCGAAATCCAGAAGGGTGGATCTATGAGGGTTGTGTCGATTTAGGAGGTAAAGAAGATGGTTGAAGATACTGACATAATTCTTGAAGAAGTAAAACAAATGCTCAGTATAGAACCTTCGGTTACCGAGTATGATATCGATATTACTTCACATATTAATTCAGCTTTTTTTACATTGTTTGAGCTTGGCATAGGTCCATCGATCCCTTTCTACATTACTACTGATACAACGTGGGAATCATTTGAAACAATAGTTCCAAAACAAGTTATTTTGGATTATTTATTTCTAAAAACTAAAATGATTTTTGATCCTCCGACATCGTCACCATTAATTGAAGCAATTAAAGATCGTATTTCTGAACTAGAGTTTCGAATGAACATTTACACCGATAACGGTGGAGGTGTTGTTAGTGGATAGTAATTAAGATAGGAGTAATGCAATGAGTTATGATGATAACAATTACCTCATGCATCATGGTATTAAAGGAATGAAATGGGGTGTTCGGCGTTTTCGCAATTATGATGGTACTTTAACCAGTGCGGGTAAAGCTCAACGTAGAGCACAGAGTTCTGGTGGCGGGTCCTCTCGTGGTGGTATGTCTTCTAAGACCAAGAAGCGTCTTGCAACTGCTGCAAAAGTTGCTGGTGCAGCAGCTGCTGTTGGTGGTGCAGCATATCTCGCGAATCGTGCTAGTGGCGGACAGATTGCAAATACTGCTCGTCGAGTTGCTGGTGACGCGAATGCTGCTCGACAGCTTGCCGGTGAAGCTGCGGCAAATTCTCGAGCTGGTCGCGCGGTAAAGCGTGCTGCTTCTAGTGCTCGTGGTGCAGCTAATACTGCTAGAGATAACGCTTCTCGTGTTGGTAGTAGAGCCGTTTCTAAGGGTCGCAGCATGGCTATTGGAGCGGGTGCAAATGTTCGATCTGCTGCTTCTAGTGCTCGTGGTGCAGCTAATACTGCTAGAGATAACGCTTCTCGTGTAGGAAGTCGTGTAGTATCCAAGGGTCGTAGCATGGCTATTGGAGCTGGTGCTACCGCTCGTTCTGCTGCTTCTAGCGCTCGTGGCGCTGCTAATACTGCTAGAGATAATGCTTCTCGTGTGGGAAGTCGTGTAGTATCTAAGGGTCGCTCTACAGCTATCGGAGCTGGTGCAAATGTTCGAGCTGCTGCTTCTAAGGCTAGAAGCTCTGCAGATTACCTTCGTAGTCGGGCTAATGGCGGTGTTTATAATACATCTAGAGCACGTAAACGTCGTTCATAATTCAAAATGGAAGTGATGCCGATGAATGAACTTTACCATCACGGTATTAAAGGCATGCATTGGGGAGTTCGTCGGTTTCAAAATCCTGATGGAACTCTAACCGATGCCGGTAAGCGTCGTGAACGTGCTGCCGATGATCGACGTGCTAGACGAGAAGCTAAACAGCAGCGTACTTGGAATGCTAAGAATGCTTCTCAACTTAGCGATAAAGAATTAACTGATCAAATTCTTCGCCTTCAACGAGAGAAGCAACTTAAAGATCTTACTGCACAGACTGTTAGACCAGGTAAGAAAAAAGTTCTTGATTATATGGATCGATATGGCGGTCAAGCTATAAGTGCTATAGTTACTGCTGGTACGGCTGCTTATGTCACCAATGCTATGACTGCTAGGTCGAATAAACGTCTTGCTGAAAAGGGATATCCTGTTAACATTAAGGGTTGGCATGTTGAAGATGGAACACTTATCCCGAACATGAATAATAATTAAAGTTTTAGAAAGAGGTGCGGCTGTATATGAGCCTATCTAATACGGCCGTTCCAAAATATTACGGCCTGTTTAGAGATGCAGTTATTCGAGGAGAAATTCCCGTTAATGAGGAAATTTCTATGGAGATGAATCGCATCGATGATCTTATCGAGAATCCGGGAATTTATTATGATGATCAGGCAGTTGAAGGTTGGATTAGATTTTGTAATAATGAACTTACTCTAACTGACGGCGCTGATTTGAATCTTCTTGATACATTTAAGCTTTGGGGTGAACAGGTTTTTGGATGGTATTATTTTGTAGAAGGTTCTGTTTGGGAGCCCTATGCAGATGGACATGGCGGTCATTACGTACGTAAATCTATTAAGAAACGACTTACTAATAAGCAATACTTAATAGTTGCTCGAGGCGCTGCTAAATCTATGTATGCAGCTTCTATTCAAGCATATTTTGCGGCGGTAGATTCTACAACTACGAACCAGATTGTTACTGCACCAACTGTCAGGCAATCGGAAGAAACCTTGTCTCCTATTCGAACAGCATTGGCCAGATCAAGAGGTCCTCTTTTCAAATTCTTAACAGAAGGTTCGATAAACAATACGACTGGTTCTAGGATTAATCGACCAAAATTAGCTTCTACTAAAAAGGGTATTGAAAACTTTTTAACAAATTCTATAATCGAGTCTCGTCCTATGTCGATAGATAAGCTTCAAGGTTCTCGTTGTCGAATTGCTACAGTTGACGAATGGCTTTCTGGAGACATTAGAGAAGATGTAATTGGCGCTATTGAACAGGGCGCTTCTAAGAATGATGACTATTTAATAGTAGCAACTTCCTCAGAAGGTACTGTTCGAAATAGTGCTGGCGATACAATCAAAATGGAATTAATGTCTATACTTAAAGGCGAGTATGTAAATCCTCATGTTTCTATATGGTATTACAAACTAGATGATGTTAAAGAAGTTGCCGATCCAGCAATGTGGATGAAAGCGCAACCAAATATTGGGAAGACGGTTAGCTACGAAGTATATCAGTTAGATGTAGAACGGGCTGAGAAAAATCCATCTACACGAAACGATATATTGGCTAAGCGTTTCGGAATACCTATGGAAGGTTATACGTATTTCTTTACTTATGAAGAAACACTTCCTCATAGACAACATGATTTTTGGTCCATGCCTTGTGCTCTTGGAGCGGATCTATCACAAGGCGACGACTTTTGTGCATTTACATTTTTATTCCCACTTAAAGATGGTGCTTTTGGTATAAAAACTAGATGCTATGTGACAGAGATAGCAGTAAAGAAATTGCCATTGGCTATGCGACAAAAGTATGAGGAATTTATTAACGAATGTAGTCTAGTCGTTTTAGATGGCGCAATTCTTGATATGATGGAAGTTTATCAAGACTTGGATGAATACATTATTAATTCCGATTACGATGTTGTTTGTTTTGGATTCGATCCATATAACGCCAAAGATTTTGTCGCTCGATGGGAAACAGAAAATGGGCCTTATGGTATAGAAAAAGTAATTCAGGGTGCACGTACTGAATCGGTTCCTCTTGGTGATTTAAAACATTTAGCTGAAGAACGTCTATTGCTTTTTGATCAAGAGTTGATGTCGTTTTGTATGGGTAATTGTATCACATTACAAGATACAAATGGCAATCGCAAACTTCTTAAAAAGCGTAACGATAAAAAGATTGATAGCGTTGCAGCAATGATGGATGCTTATGTGGCTTATAAGATTCACCGAGACATGTTTGCTTAATTGAGAGAGGAATCGTATAGAGTATTTCCGTCTTTTCATGATTCTATTCAAAATGGAATAGAACTATTGACTAATGACGATGATTTGTATTATTCAAGAATAAATTCTAAAACATTAAAATACCTTAGTGATTTGGATTGGGATGGATAGTTAGGAGGTGACTAATGTCATTAAAAGATCGTTTTGCTAGTGCTTGGAATGCATTTCAATCTGAGCCAAAAAGACAAGAAGATACTACTGAGCAGTATACCCATGTTAGTTATGGGAACTTTGGTTCATCTAGTTTCTATAGAAACGATCGTCATAGACTTAGATTCAATAACGATCGGTCTATTCTTAATACTATTTTCAATAGAATCGCTAATGACGTTGCGTCTGTTCAGATCCAACATATTAGAACGGATAGTAATGGACGTTACCTCGAAACTATTAAATCCGGACTAAACGAATGCATGACGTTATCAGCTAATCTCGACCAGACATCTAGAGATTTCTGGTTAGATTTAGTTTTATCGATGCTTGATGAAGGTGCTGTTGCGGCAGTACCAGTTGACACCGATAGAAATTTAGATCGAAATAATTCATTCGACGTACTTTCCATTAGAACCGGCCGCATTATTAATTGGGAGCCAAGTTCCGTCAAAATGGAAGTATACAACGAACGTAGCGGGTCTCAAGAGCAGATAACTCTACCAAAAGAAAAAGTTGCTATTCTTGAGAACCCATTCTATTCGATAATGAATGAGCCGAATTCTACGCTAAAAAGGCTTGTTTATAAGATGAATTTGCTCGATCAGATTGACGGTCAAAAAGCTTCTACAAAACTTAACATGTTTATTAAATTGCCATATTCTTTAAAGTCTCCAACTCGTGTTGCACAAGCTGAAGAACGTAGAAAAACTATTGAAGATCAATTAGTTAATTCTAAATACGGTATCGCATATATTGATCAAGCTGAGCAAATTACACCCTTGGGTCGATCTCTTGAGAATGATTTGCCAGCACAGATTCAAACACTAACTGATCAATTATATAATCAGATAGGTATTAGCGCAGATGTGTTTAAAGGTACTGCTAGTCAAGAGCAGCAGTTAATTTATAATAAAAAAGTTTTAAAGCCAATATTAGATTTGATAGAGCTGGAGTTTACAAGAAAATTTCTTACTCCAACCGCTAGGACTCAAGGTCAAAAAATAGGCTATTTCATTGACGCTTTCGATATGGTTACCCCGACGGAAGTTGGCGAAATGGCTAATGCTTTGAGTCGTAACGAAATTCTATCAGCTAATGAGTTTAGATCTATTCTTGGTTATAGGCCTAACGATTCGGAGAGATCGGATCAGTTGATCAATAAGAACATGCCTATTCAGACAGTCGACCCGTCTGTTGTGGCACAAAAAGAAGAAAGTGATGATACAATTAATCAAGAAGAAATTGATGAAGAAATAAAAAAATTAGATGAAATGGATTCACAAATAGACGATATATTGGAGCACTCTGCTCAATTATATGATCCAGTTGCGAGACATGAGCGATATTTACGTGAAAAAGCAAAACTTGGAATAAAAAGTCGAGCATCATCGCAGCAAATGACTGCTATGCGCAAAGAAACAAATGCTCGAACACAAGCTATGCAGGAAGCGGTAAATAGGCAGAGTAGTGATTTATCATCTAAATTAAAAATGGATATTAAGTCAGAACAAGATAAAACAAATAGTGCAAACGAAAAAGAATTAAATTTGGCTGAAATACGTGGGCGAAATCAAGCTTTAGCAAAAAAGATAGAATCATTGCGAACAACTCATGGATCTGCTCAAAAGAAATTAGCGAATGATTTAAAAACATGGATAAAAAATGAACGACAAGCATTAACGAACATAGCTTCTGTCGGACAAAAAAAGAAAAAGAGTACTCCTGACATTAGTGTTTCTAAGAAAGAAATAACGAAACGAGCTGATACTATTTATAAAAAACGATATAAGTAGTTTTTCATGATGTTTATATTCTATTCGATACGTTAAAGTATGACATATACAGCATACTTTAGTATTGGAACGATGACGGACATTATAGACTTTATTTTTACTGTACGAGAGGATAGTAATGGATTACGATTTTTGTGGCTATGCCACTAAGAACGATCTGCGTTGCGCAGATGGTCGCGTAATCCGTCACGATGCATTCAAGGAAAACGATGGGCAGACGGTGCCACTTGTTTGGCAGCATGTTCATTCAGATCCTACTAATGTTCTGGGTCATGCGCTTCTTGAGAATCGTGATGATGGTGTGTATGCTTATGCGACGTTTAATAATACGCCGTCTGGGCAGCATGCTAAAGAGATGGTTAAGCATGGCGATGTTTCAGCCATGTCTATCTACGCGAATCGTCTTAAGCAACACGGCAGCGATGTTGTTCACGGAATAATTCGTGAAGTAAGCCTTGTTCTTGCTGGCGCAAACCCTGGCGCATATATTGAAAATATTAGTTTTGCGCATGCTGATGGTACTTATACTGATGTTGAAGACGAAGCAGTAATTTATTCTGGGTCTGACACCATCGAGTATATTAAACACGCTGATGAGAATGAGGAGGATGAAGTTATGGATGATGTTCTGGATCAGCTTTCTGATGAGCAGATTGATGCGATCAATCGAATCATTGATGCAGCCATTAATGGTGCAATAGATGATCTTGACGATGAAGATGTTCTGGACGATCTTACGCCAGATCAGCTTGAGGCAATCGGCGACCTTATTGAGGATGCAGTAAGCGACGCTCTTGAGCATGCCGATGACGACGATGATGAGTATTACGACGATGATGACCTTGACGAAGACGACTATGATGAGGACGACTTCGACGAGGATGAAGACGAGGGCGATGACGTCCAGCATTCGTATTATGATGACGAGTATTATGATTATGATATTCGACATGCTGACGACGATCCTACTGTCGAGGATGTCTGGAATACTCTCAACGAAGAGCAAAAGAATTTAGTATATTTTCTGATTGGCCAGGCTAACGAGGATGATGCGGCTGAGCATAGCGCAATCTATGATGGAGGTTTTGACA